GGCAGCCGCAGGTGGCCGAGGCCGAAGCGGAGCACGGACGCCCAGGGGAAAAACGTCCGATCCGGCATCGTCACCTCCTTGCCACCTGCGGCCCGGGAGGGTTTTCAGGCCTGTCCGGAGCCCGGCCCTCCCGATTGGATATTGATTGTGAAAGCCGCTCCGTCTCTGCGCCGCCGAAGCTCAGCCAGAGCAGTTCGGTGGCAATGCGGGCAAAACCCGCAGCCCCGCCCTCGGTCGACATTTCGGCCACGTCCTCGTCGGTGAGCCGGTTGCCGGCGCCGCGAAGCCCCGCGCCGACGATGCGAATGATGTCGGCCGCCGAAAGCTTTCCGGCCTCGAACCGGACGGCCAGTTCAGACAGATCGTCGACGCCAAAGGCGCTTTCGAGTTCGGCCAGCGCGCCCAGCGTCAGGCACAGCAGCCGGGTCTCGCCATCGAATTGCGCCGCGATCTCGCCGCGGCGGCGGTTGGGATGAATGGTCATCGCGACCTCACACGGCCACGAAGGCAAGCGCGCCGGCGGATTCGAGCGCGATCTCGAAGGTCATCTCGCCATCGTGCCGGCCGGCATATTCGAGCGCGGTGATCTGGAACGGCCCGGTCACGGTGCCGAATTCCGGGATCGCCACCTGCCAGTCACGGATCTCGCCCGCGAAGAACACGGCTCTGGCGAGCGCGTCACTCGTCTGGTCCTTGAACAGGCCGCCGCCCGACAGCGACGCCCGCTGCACGCCGGCCCCGCCCAAAAGCTCGCGCCAGCGCCCCGCCGATTCCGCATCGGTGATGTCGACGGCTTCGGCGTTGAAGGCCAGCCGCCGGGCGCGCAATCCGGCGATGGTGACGTAACTTCCGCCATCATCGATCTTGATGAGCAGGTCCTTGCCTTTCTGGGCGGTCATGGAAGTGTCCTTTCGAAATTCGGGTCTTCGTTTTCGGAGAAGGCGGCGATCATGGCTCGGTCACCGCGCGAAACCTGAGCCGCGCCACATGCAGCCCGGTCCTGGGCGCGCGGCGGCTCGTGGTGCGTTCGTGGCGCAGGTTGACCAGGACCGCGCCGTCAAGCGTCAGATCCGCGTCATGCAGCGCTACGCGGACCGCATCGGCCAGTTCGACCGCCTGCTTGCGGCCGCTCTGCTTGCTCCAGGCCTCGATCTCGAAGCGGTGTTCGCTGGCCTCGGAATCACCGGTCGAAAAATCGCTGCTTATGATCTCGCCCAGCACCAGGTAGGGCGGCTCGGCGCGGGTGATCAGCCGGTCGAAGATCCGGCCTGCGCCGGTGATCGCCAGCACGCCCGGACTGTTGGCCAGACGCTCGACCACGGCCTGTTGCAGTTGATTGGCGCTCATGGCTGGCTCTCCTCGCAGTCGCAGACCAGGTAGCGGCGGCTCTCGTCGGGATCGCGCACGGCGCGGATGACGAGACTGCGTCCGCGATGGACAAAGCGCATGGCGTGGCGGACATCGTCGCGATAGCGGATGGTGACCCGGTGGGTGACCGGCGCAATGCTGGCGCCGGCCACTTCGCCGGGGACGCCTCGCAGCGGTTCGATCCGCCCCCAGAGGCTGGCGGCCAGTTCCCAGCCGCCGGTCGCGCCGCCCTGCCCGTCGTCCGTCTGCGGCGGCGTTTCCAGATCCAGCCGGGCGCTCAGCCGCCCCGGATCGACAATGAGCACGCCCATCAGAGCGCCCGCCTGAGCCAGGGCGCGATCAGCCGGTCATAGCCCGGCGGGATCGCGGCGGGCTGCATGTCCGGCGTCACCGCACCGCGGAATTCATGCAGATGGGCGGCATGGATCAGGATGGCGCGCTTGAGTTCCGGCGGCACCTCCGCGCCCGAACCGAAGCCCGCGGTGAACTCGATCTCGATGCCGTTGATCGGCTGGCCCGGGCGCGGCCGTTGCCGGATCATGAGCCGCGCCGGATGCGCCGTGCCGTCAAGCACCAGCCCGGACAGATCGAGGTTTTGCTCGACGCCATCGGCGTCATAAAGCAGAATCGCATCAATGGATTGAACCGGAGTTCTCATCAGCTGAATCACCGCTTCCCGCGGCCAGTCGTCGAGCAACAGGCGATAGCCCCGGCTCATCAGCGCCACGCCGGTGACCGCTTCCAGATGGGCGCGGGCGACCCGGATCAGGCCTTCGAGAAGGGTGTCTTCATCGCTCGCATCGATGCGCAGATGCGCCTTCAACTCGGCAAGCGTCACCGGTTCCGCCAGTGGCGGATCGGTCTCAATCAGGGTCATGGCGGTCTCCGGGAGGTGGCATGTTGGGGGTTCAGACCCCTCCCCCGGAAGGCCGGGAGAGGGTTTGCCGGGGAGGAGCGGAAGATCCGTCAGGCGGCGAATTTCAGAAGCTTGATCGCCTCGAAATTCTGCACCCCGCCGCCGACGCGCTTGGTGGTGTAAAACAGCACGTAGGGCTTGGCCGAATAGGGATCGCGCAGGATGCGCACGCCAGTCCGGTCGACCACCAGGTAGCCGCGGCGGAAATCGCCGAAAGCCAGCGCCAGCGCATTGGCCGCAACATCCGGCATGTCCTCGGCCTCGACCACCGGAAAGCCCATCAGCGAGGCGGCCTGGCCGGCGCCTGCCGGCGGCATCCAGAGATAGTTGCCGTCCGCATCCTTGAACTTGCGGATCAGCGCCTGCGTCTTGCGGTTCATCACGAACCGCCCGTTCTGCCGGTGACCGGCTTTCAGCGCATAGATCAGCTCGACCAGCCGGTCGGACGGATCGGTGCCGAACGCGCCGGTAGCACCCGTGGCGACGAAGCCGAGATTGCCCCAGTTCCAGCTGTCATCGGCGACGCTCGGGTAATCGAGGAAGCCGCGCGGCTTGTTCACCCCGTCTCCAGCCACGAAGGCCGCGCCCTCCTGCTCGGCAAACGCCGCCTCGACTTCGCTGGCGATCCAGCCCTCGATGTCGACCGCGCCGTCCTCGATCAGCGAGGCGGTGGCGGCCGGCATGGCGTAGAGCTCCATGGTCGGGAACTGCAGCTCGGCGAGCTGCGGCGCGTTCGTCTGCGGCCGGGCGTCGGTCTCGCCGACCCAGCCGGTGGCCATGCCGTTCAGTGCAAACGGCTTCTTCAGCACCGCGCCGGAGACCTGCCGCACCGTGGCGATCGAACGGATCGGCGAGAGTTCCGACAGCCTGCGGCCGATCTCGCTGTCGAGTTCGTCGGGCACCAGGTAGCCGCCGTCGGGGTCAGAGCCCGCCGACATGGCCTTGAGTTCGGTGGAGCGCAGCGCCGCCTCGTCGCCGCGGCGGACATAGGCGTCGAAGGCCTGGCGCACGGCGGAAGGCTGGGCCGCGCCGCGTCCGAGATCGGGGCGGGCGCGCTTGACCAGCAGCGCATCAAGCGCGCGCTTCTGCTCATCGAGCGCCAGGTCGATGCGGGCCATCTTTTCTTCGGTGATCACGTCGGCGCAGCCGCGGCGCTCGATCTCGGCAAGCCGCTCGTCGTTGGACTGCCGGTAGTGCTCGAAGGCGGACATGAAGTCCTCGAAGGCTGCGGAAACGTCGGCGTCGACGCTCTTGGTTTCGGGCGCGCGCGGCGCCCTGGTCTGGAAGGTCATGGGTCGTCCTTTCAACAGGGTTTTGTCGGTGGAAGGGGCGGAACGGCAGAGCGTCGCGGTCAGCGTGCGCAGCTGCCGTTCCAGGCGTTTGAGTTCCTCCGGGCCAGCGTCCTGCCTGTCCGAAAGCGCGCCGTAGCCGCGGGCGATCAGCCCGCGCGCCTGGCGCCGTGTCAGCCCCGCATCCCGCGTGAGCCGGCGTTCGAGGTCGCGCCGCGTCAGGTCCGCACACGGCGCGAGAGCGGATGCGGCCTTGACCGCGGTCACCCGCGCGCCCGGCTGCATCGGGAAGGTCACCACCGAAATCTCCCAGAGATCGGCGCTCAATATCCTTCGCACCCCGGCCTTGGCCTCGTTGCGGGCGCGCAGGGTCTGGAAGCCGATCGACAGTCCGTCGAGCGCGCCGGACTTCATCAGCTCGTGCACCTCGCGGGCGCGGGCCACGCCGAGCGACAGCTTGCCTTCGACATGCAGGCCGCGGGCGTCCTCGCGGATCGACAGCCAGCGGCCGATCGGCTGGTCCGGGTCATGCTGGTAGAGCATGCGCACATCGCCCGCCCCCCGGCGCTTCAACGAGGCGGCAAAGGCGCCGGGTTCGATCACGTCGCGGCCGAGATCGACCGCGCCGAACAGGCTGGCATAGCCGGAAAAACTGCCGTCGCCGCTCACATCCTCCAGGGCCAGATCGACGCGCTTGTGCTGCCGTCCGGGGTTTCCGTACGTTGTCATGGTGATGTCCTTGTTGGTGTCGAGTTGGGTTCGATGTAGACCCGGCTTACGGCCTGGGTCCGCGCCCGGTCCGGTCGGCGATGCGGGCGAG